GGACTATTTTATTTTAATGATGACTATGAGGGCGGGGAGTTATATTTTCCACAACACGGAATTGAGTTTAAACCAAAGGCAGGTGCAGCATATTTCTTCCCAGGAGATATGTATTACACACACGGTGTAAGGCCAGTCACAGCAGGAAATAGATTTACTTCGCCATTTTTTTGGACGATAATGAAACATACAGGAGAAAGACAGCCATGACAAATTTAGAATACGTAGAGCTATATCCAAAAGTAGATGTTTACAGAAATGTTTTAAAGGACCCACAGGCTCTGTATGAGACAATGAAAAAATCAGAACAGACTTCTGAAGGTAAGTATCTTCTAAAGACATGGGACCCTTGGGCACATTTTGGTACTTACTCTCAAGCAAAAAATTCATTAGAGGTAGATGAAAATCAAAAATCTGACCCAATGTTTATAGAAGAAAAAGATTTTGTTGATCAAATTCAAGCTGCTTATGATGCAGTATTGCTTGACTATATTAAAAGACATGACATTGAATTAAAGCCTAATTGGCATTTTAGCGGATGCTCTTTTTCAAAGTATACAGATCAAGTTGACGTACTTGACAATAAGATGACCATGCAATACCACACAGACTTTATTATTTCAGAAAGAGACATGCCAGGATCTAAATTTCAATTAACCTGCACCATGTATATTAATGATAATTATGATGGAGGAGACATTGAGTTTTTTGTCAATGGTGATATCATTAATCATAAGCCACAAGCTGGGGATATATTAGTATTCCCTTCAGACGACCCATATTTCCACGGGGTTAAAACAATATATAATGGAGAAAAATTCTTTGTAAGAAACTTTGTTATGTACCCCTATGACGGACATCCAGAGTGGTTAGAAAATCAAAAGAAACTAGGCGCTGCTAACTGGATGAAAAAAGAATTCAAAAGATTAGAGCACGAAAATCCTAGAAATATGAGATACCTACAAGATGGTGTTCCAACAAAGTATGATGACTTAACTGGAAACAAATCAGGACCAGAGGGAATGTAATGAACTTAATAAAACTAACAGAAGATATATTTTTGTATGAGGACTTTATAACAAAAGAAGAATGTGAATCTGTTCTTGGAGTCCTTGATAGACTCGTGGAGTCCGACCCAGATTACTGGAAAGGAATTTCTTTTTATGAGTCCTACTCAGCCAGGTACCCTTATGACGGTGAACCAGTACTAAAAGAACTTGGACTTTCAGAGACATGGTTTTCAGACTTGCAAAATAGATTTAAAGAGTCTGCAGCAGAGCTAGCTGGTAAAACTCCAGAAGAGATGTCTAAGATTAGTTTTCACGTACAAAGATGGCTACCAGGAGCATTTGCACCCAAGCACTCAGACAACAGCGATTCAGAAGGAAAGATGGGTGCGTTTACAAGAAGTAGATACGCTGGTTTTCTTTATCTGAATGACAATTTTGAAGGAGGCCTTTTAAAGTTTGACGCAGATCATGGAAACAAGCCTTTTGAGGTTACGCCAAAAGCTGGGTCATTTTTAATTTTTCATGGTGGTCATAAAAACATGCATGAGGTTACCGTAGTAAAAGGAGCGCCAAGATATACGCTTGGATCTTTTTGGGACGATAGAGAAGAGTCTGATTATCCTCAAGAGCTTAGAGATGAATGGGCAAAAGAGCTAGCTGAAGTTAGAGCACATCAAAAGGGCGAACAAGAAGAGTGGAAGCAAGTTCGTGAAAAAGGTTTAAGGCTAACCCCATACGGAGCACCAGTACCAGCTTCAGAAGTGGAAAACATATAATGCAAGAAGATAAAAAAGGCTTTGATCCAAACGACATGTACCACATGTTCATACCGCAGGCACTAGAAAACAATATATGGCATTTTAAAAATGTTGTAAGCTACCCAAAAGAATTAGTTGCTTTTATAAATGAAGTAGATGCAAATCCAGAAAGCTATTCAAAAATAACACAATGGAGCCCATGGACTGCAAGTGATAATCCAAATATTATATACGGTAAAAACAAAAATGTTTTAACAAACAGCATAAAAGAAAACAATTCTGGATCAAGGCTAGATCAAAAAATTCTTTATATAAGCAATAGTTTAAAGATGGCATTTGATATGTGTATAAATAATTATTTAAAATCAAAAAATATAGACACAGAAAATTACATACTTCCAATGGGAGAAATTCCAATTAGAGAGTGGGCTGCAGGTTCTGGAATGGGGCCACATTGTGATAATTATGATGGTCATACAACACTAGCGTTCTCTATGATAGTTTATCTTAACGATGACTACGAAGGTGGGGAGATAGAGTTTCCAAACCAAGGCGTGTCTATAAAGCCACAAGAGGGCAGCCTCATAGTATTCCCCAGCAATGAGCCATACCTTCATAAGGTAAATGAGGTTCTATCTGGCAAGAGATACACGTCTCATCTGTCAGTATATAAAGGTAAGATGGTATAATTAAAAAATGGCAACTACAGGTGTTAATGGATGGCGTTTCCCAACTTACACGGATTCACCCGATGTACCTAGAGATTTGGGCGCTCTAGGAGTAGATATAGCTGCATTCATTGCAGCAAACCCTGGCCCACAGGGAGCAACAGGACCAGCAAACGTTATAACTGTTGCTGCTACAAACACTATTGCTCCTGGCCAAAGCGCCTCAGTAACTATTAGCGGAACAGCGCCATCGCAATCACTAACATTTAATATACCAAGAGGAGTAGATGGTGTTCTTGGCGGGCCAGGCCCAGCAAACGTATTAAGCGTTGGAACTGTATCAGCAGGAGCCTCTGGCACACAGCCACAGGTAACAATAACGGGAACTGCTCCTTCTCAAACAATAAACTTTACAATTCCAAGAGGAGACACAGGAGCTACTGGTGCTACTGGTAATACTGGTGCCACTGGACCTAAAGGTGATGCTGCGGCAACAATATCCGTATCCCCAACAGTTATTACAAGTGCTGCTGGCACAAATGCCGCAGTTACAAATTCTGGAACATCTAGCGATGTAGTTTTAAACTTTACAATACCCCGTGGAGCAGACGGTACACCTGGTGCCACTGGACCAACTGGGCCAGCAGGAACTAACGCAAATATAGATCCAATATCAACAAGAATTGGATTAAATTATTCAGCCACAGATCTTTCACCAGTCGGAGTAAATTCAAACTGGTTCCCATTAACAACAAATCTTTATTCTTTAGGATTAATGGGACCTTTAAATAGCGGAACAGATCGTGTAACAAGAGGATGGAAAAACATATACCTTAACTCTGCCGCAACTGTTATATCAGATGAAAGAACAAAAGAAAATATACTTGTGTCAGACCTGGGACTAGATTTTATTAATAAATTAAACCCAGTTAAATATAATAAAATTGATGGAAATAGAACACATTATGGTTTAATTGCACAGCAAGTTAAGTCCGTACTGGATGAAGCATCAATTGAAGATTTCGGTGGATGGGTTATATCTGATATAAATGACCCAGAGGGACAGCAAGCGTTAAGATATGAAGAGTTTATTTCTCCATTAATTAAAGCAGTTCAAGAACTGACAGCAAGAGTAAAAACACTAGAAGAACAGTAGGTCTTGGATGTCATACAAAAGCGTAGTCTTAAATGATCATCCAACATCATTCTATTTATTAGATGAAGTTCGCTCTGGAAGCGTAGGATCGTACTCTGGAATAATATCTCAATTTGCAACCTATCAAGATCTAAAAGATAGCGGTCTAACTTACTCAGCTCTAAGCGGTCTACCAGTGTATGATTACTCTGGTAACGTTAATGACGGATATGCTATAAATGCATCTAATAAAGAATTGATGCCCCTAATATCTGGTGGGATAAGAGGCACCCAGATACTTTCAGATACAGAAGTTCATTACGTACCACAGGGAATTGCAAATGAATATAATAAAGATGATTCTTTTACAATTGAAGCTTGGTGCGTTTTGCCGCCTACAGAAATTGATATAACAATAGTCGGCGATACATCAATCAATACTGGTCTTTTTTATAAAAACGGAAACATTGTTTTTAAAGTAGGTGCTAATGAAATATCTTACAGCGTTTCTAATTCGCAATCATTACATTTAGTTGGCATATTTCAAGGTTCTTCTTTGTTGCTTTATATCAATGGTGTAATGGTAAAGTCTTCAAATATTGAGGCCTATAAGTTTTCAAACTCAGTGCTTGATTTTAAAACAGGACCTTCAAATGGAAAGTTTGTTATTGACTGTGTTGCATTTTATAAGTTTAGTCTTCCAGAAAGCCAAATTAAAATGCATTACCTAGAAGGCATAAAAGAAATAAATTCATCTCAAATAGTAAATGTAGATGGAGGATATATGTTTAGCATGAACTCAACCCCTATACAGCATCAATTTAGATTTGCATACCCTCAATCCAGAGCTTGGTCAGATGTTGTAAAAGACGGCATCTCTATATCAGAAGACGGATCCTACCTGTATTTTCCAGAAACAACCCAGTCAGCTACTGCAGAGTATTCATTTATAGATTCTTTTATTGTGCCAAACTACTCTAGTATATCTACAAGTCAAATATATTGGAATAACGACTTGAGTGGAATAAAAGTTGAAATAAGTCTAAATGGAATTAATGGATGGCGGGAGTGTAAAAATGGAAGCCCTCTTCCGTATTATAACAAAAATGATAACCAGGTCTCAAGCATTTTATATATAAGGGTAACCATGTCTTCGTATGATACAAGCAAATACGATTTAAGGTTAAAGAATATAGAAATATTCTTTTATGAATCTAAGGATTTTTATGGAGATAATTCTGGATACTATTTATCTTCAAGCTTTGATTATTCTTTACCAAAAAATAATAGTAAAATTTTGTCGTATAACAAAAACAATGGCTTAAGAATGTATGACGGCCACGGATTTAGTTTAAATGGAATACCAGACGTTAAAGCAGTAGAGATGATATTTACTCCAGAGTTGGGACAAAATGTGCTTGTCTCAGCAGCATCAAAAATATATGAATGGTCTTCAGGTGGAGCTATATCAAAAACAGCAGTTGCTTCAATATACGTAAATGGGATAAATAGGACATCTGAGACAAATATCTTTGACTTTATGGCAGTAGGATTACCACATCATGTTGTTATTAATTTTACGTCTGCGGCTACCAATATCAAGTTTAATCAAAATCAAACCGATTCAAAATCTGGAATAGGCCATATGTATAACAACCTGGCCATATATGAAGATAATCTTTCCGCTGCCCAGATATCCCAACACTATCTTTTATATACAGGCAATATAGTAAAGATCATTGATGATACCCAAATGACGGTATCCGAGGCAACAACTGGCAACGACTTTACTTCATTTACCATTACTTCTGTAGAGCCTTTGTCAATAAGCATATAAATTATGTAATTCTTTGGCACGAATCTGGACTTTAGTGCTAGATAATGGTATGATTATGGTCTATGGATATCTTAAATAAAAAAACCAAGATTGTCGAAGAGACAACCCTAGGAATCTATGTGTGGGAAATGCCTGATGGCAGGTGGATTGGAGATGATGATGGGAATTTCCTTTCGATCACGTCAATCAAAGGCAATAGATCCAAGATCGATGCTTTGGCTAGAGAGGTTCGCTCATTCGGTATTGATGTCGGCCAACCCAAGTTCTTATCTGGACGCAGAAAAATTAACGACGAAGAGCTTGAAGAACAAGAACAAAGACTTAGATGGGGTCTCCCACCAGATCCATACGACATCGGAGTCTACAAAGATTCAGTATTAAGAGGAGGAAAGGTTCATGAATAGAAAAGTAGAATTCTTAGAAGACGATAATTCCTCTAATACAATAGACATTTCAAACACATCAGATTGGTTTCATTTTCAAAAAGCAGAAGAGTCTGAAGACCCATTTAAAATAGGCTTGGAAGAAATTAAAAAGCTTAGGGGTCTTGGAACAAATTTTAAGCGCAAGATTAATCGTGATTTTTCAAAAGCTTTTGTTGGAACATCTGGTGTAGGAACGCAGCAAAATTTATTACAACAGGCAATTAGCGGATATGCATTATTTGACCTTGTAGAGCCAACTTATAATTTAGAGTATCTTTCTAAGATATACGAGGTTTCAACATACAACTACGCAGCCATTAATGCTAAGGTATCAAACATTGTTGGTTTAGGATATATGTTTACTGAAACATCAAAAGCCAAAGACGCAATGGATGCAATAACAGATGATAAGCAATTAGACAGAGCCCGTGCAAAGATTGATAGAATTAAAACACAGCTTGACAGATGGCTTGATGATTGCAACGAAGAAGAGTCATTTACAGAGACCCTTATAAAGGCTTACACAGACCTTGAGGCGACTGGAAACGGATACATAGAGGTTGGACGTACAACTGCTGGAGATATAGGCTACATCGGCCACATACCAGCCAAGACAATGCGTGTACGCAGATTCCGTGATGGATTTATTCAATTACTTTATGGCAAGGCCGTATTCTTCCGTAACTTCGGAGACCTAGAAACTCCAAGCCCAATTGCTGGACAAGAAGATCGACCAAATGAAATTATACATTTAAAAAAGTACACTCCGATGAATAATTATTATGGAGTTCCAGATATTATTGCAGCACAGCAAGCTCTGGCTGGAAATGAATTTGCTGGAAGATATAACTTGGACTACTTTGAAAACAAGGCGGTCCCAAGATATATTATTACAGTCAAGGGAGCAAAACTTTCACCAGAATCAGAAAGAAAGCTTCTTGAATTTTTCCAGGTTGGATTAAAAGGAAAGAATCATAGATCACTATATATACCATTGCCAGCAGACACACCTGACTCAAAGACCGAATTTAAAATGGAGCCAATTGAAGCAGGAGAGCAAGAGTCTTCATTTAATATTTATCGTAAGTCTAATAGAGATGAAATTCTTTTAGCTCACCGTGTTCCAATTAGCAAGATAGGTATCCCAGAAGGAATTAACCTTGCTGCTGCCAGAGATGCAGATAAGACATTTAAAGAGCAAGTCTGCAGACCATCTCAGGATAGGTTAGAAAAGAAATTAAATTATTTAATTGCAGAAAAGACAGATGTTGTCCAGTTAAAGTTTAATGAGCTCAGCCTCACAGACGAAGAGACTCAGAGCCGTATTGACGAAATTTATTTGAGAATGCAGGTTATTACCCCTAACGAAGTTCGTATTAGAAAGAATATGACTACAGTCGATGGTGGGGACGAAATGGTAGATTTAAAGCCACAGCAGGTAGCTGATCAAAAAGCAAAGTCTACTGGTAATAAAAAAAGAGACCAGCAAAGATCTGCAAACGCCCCAGATAAAAGCGGAGAAGCCAGAAACCCCAAGGGTGACGGTCCAAAAGTCAAATAAGTTTAATCAACTGTTATTTGCGTTATAGTAGATAAACCACTAAAATTAAGCATATGAACATTGAAAAAGGCCATTGGTCTAGTAATGGCGACAACCTACATTTGTCGATTCCCTTTACTAAGGTCAACCGAGAAAACAGAACTGTATCTGGTTTTGCAACATTAGATAATGTTGACCAGACAGGCGATGTAGTCACAGCAGAAGCAAGCGTAAAAGCTTTCGAAAACTTCAGAGGAAACCTCCGTGAGATGCATCAGTCAATTGCAGTTGGTAAAGTTGTTTCGTTTAAACCAGAAACATACTACGATCAAAAGTCTCAAACTTTTTACAATGGAGTTTATGTAACTTCATACATTTCAAAGGGTGCACAAGATACTTGGGAAAAAGTTCTTGATGGCACTCTTTCTGGATTTTCAATCGGCGGAAAGATTAAAGAGTCTGACAATGAAGTTAACAAGTCAACAGGAGAGGCAGTAAGATTTATTAAAGACTATGATCTTGTTGAACTTTCAATTGTTGACTCACCAGCAAACGAGCTATGTAACATCCTATCAATCGAAAAGGTTAATGGACAAATGATTTACAAAGGCCTTGCTACAAGTGTAGTAACAGAGAATATTTTTTATTGCGAAGACAGCGACTCAGTGTTTATGTCTACAGAAAAAACTTTTGATTCACCAATATCTGGAAAACCAGCTGCGCTAATCGGATGGGTAGAAAGTTCAGATATCAATAAGTCAAAAGAAATAGATAAGATTCTTGCTTCATTCAAGAAGTCAAGATTACCGTTGCCTGAAACACAATTAGCAAAACAGGCAAACGTAGAAGGAGGTAATGAGATGTCAGACGTAACAAATGATGTAGTTGTAGAAGCTGTAGAAGCAGAAACAGTTATTGAAAAGTCTGTCGATGTTGTAGAAGCGCCAGTTGCAGAAGATGCAGTTGTTGAAGAAACAGCAGAAGATACAGCTCCTGCCGACTCCGTTGAAAAAGCAGCCGAACTCGATAATGCTGAGGTCATGGTTGATGAACCTGATTTTGCAAAGATGTTAGGCGATCTAAAAGGCTTTTTCGCAGAGACACTCACAAAGGCTACAGAAGCAAATGCTGCACAGGTCACAGAGATTAAAACATCTGTCGAAGCTTTCAGCAAGAGCGTAGATGATAGAATTTCTGAGTTGGCAGAAAAGCACAGCGCACTTAGTGCCGCTGTTACAGAAATAAAGGGCACCATTGATGGTGTTCAAAAGCAGGTTGATGCCGTAGAAGGCGATACCGCAATTAAGAAGTCCTCTGACCTTGGCGGGTCTGAGGTATTTACCAAATCAAAATCAAAATGGTCAGGAGCTTTCCTCGGTTCCGTAAATGAAATCTTTAACTAAAATAAGGTAGGTGAAATAAAAATGAGTAATGAATTATTAGAAAAGGCCGCAGCAGCTGGTGCAACAGTATCAACTGGGTTCGGTTCTTCAACAGGTGGTTCAGGCGTTCATGTTGCTTCAGAAAATGGCAACGGTGGACTTCTAAACCCAGAACAATCAGCACGATTCTTGGACTATATGTTCGATGCTACCGTAATTGGTAAGGTTGCACGTACAGTCCGAATGAAAGCAGATACAACAGAAATTGATCGTATGTCCGTAGGAGAGAAGCTTGTAAAGCTTGCATCTGAAGGCGAAAACACAGGAGCTAACTCAGGTGTTACTTTCTCAAAAATTTCTCTAACAACAAAGAAACTCCGCATGGACTGGGAGCTTTCAACAGAGTCTCTAGAAGACAACATTGAAGGTGCAGATCTAGAAGATCACATTGCACGTATGATGGCAACACAAGCAGGAAATGACATCGAAGATGTTATTCTTAACGGTGATACATCACTTTCAAGCGATGCACTATACAAGTCATTTGACGGTGTAGTTAAGAAGGCAAAGACACACGGACGTGTAGTCGATGCTGCTGGTGCGGGAATTTCTCGTGCAGTATTTAACTCAGCTCTTAAGGCTCTTCCACGTAAGTACAAGCAACGTCGTACAGACCTTCGCTTCCTTTCAGGATCAAACTTGATCCAGGATTACTTATACTCTAACTCACAGAACATCCAGAACGTTACTCCACAAGATATTGCTTCAGGCATAATCCGTGGCGATGTTCCAGTTCTTGGAGGTCCAGCAGGTTATGTTGCTCCATACGCATTTGGTATTCCAATCGTTGAAGTTCCATTGCTTCCTGAGACACAGACAGGTACATATGCAAGCCCATCAGGTTCACACGGAGATATCCACTTGACATTCCCAAATAACGTTGTTGTTGGTATCAAGCGTGATGTTACTGTTTACCGCTTCTTCTGGCCACGTAAGGACTCAATCGAGTACACAATGTATACT